TTTCGTTTAGCGTTACGTTCACTCTATCGGTAGTAATAAACTCTCCTACGCTTGTAGTAGCTAGCGTGCTGTTCCCCGTAACCCCTAGCGTACCGCCTACCGTAGCGTTATTATCTGCGGTAAAGTTGTTTGTAATAAGCTCGGAGGCTATAATAGTCTCATCCGTACCGGACTGGCCGCTAAGTTGAGCTGTAAAGGTGGCGTCTACCGGATCAAGATCTACCGGCTCGCTTACTGTTATATCGGTTTCGTCTGCATCTATAGCGAACCATTCCCCGCTCCACTCATCAAAACCAGCGTTATAGCTAGCGCTGGTAGGTATATAGTATTTACTACCCCATACTAACCTAGTACCATAGGTATAAGGCGCTAGGATCGTGCCGCTGTACCTTTCTACCGGGTTACGGTAGAAGCTTAGCACCTCCTTAGTTAGGAGCTTGTAAAGATTTATATAGCTGCCGGTGTTGCCCCGTCTCCAGCTCGTAGAAGGTACCCAGGTCGTACCGTTGTAAATATAAAAGCTTCCGTCGAGGCCTTGGCTGTCGCCTATCTTAACCTCTCCTAGATCTAAGCTTAGGTTACTAGCTACTTTGGCGTTTCCATTTGTAGAGGTAAATACTTGTACCGTAGTGCCGGGGGTTCCATTAGTCAAATACTTAGCGGTAATCTCCTGCATAGCTATTTGGCTGGTGTAATTTATAGGCACCGTCTGCACCGTACCGGCTAGGTCGTAGATATTATAAAACTCTATGTCTAGCGTAGTATTCCCGTCTACTTGTAATGGCGGTGTAATTACATTGAAATTACTAGCTAAGTTTAGACCTTGTACGCTGTTCTTAGCTATACCCCCCTCTATATAGTAGTAGCTTGGCGTAGTAGTCCAGCTCGTAGCGCCAAACATACTACTACCTCCTCCTGGCGTAAAGTTGCGCTGTAAGTAGTAATAAGTACCTGGGTTTTGTATATCCTCCTGCTTAACCTCTATCCTAAAAATAGGCATATAAAACTCTACTATAGCTTGGGGGCCGCTGCCGTCATATAGGAAGCTATAGTATAAGTCCCCGCTTATAAGTATTTGGCCGTTATCGTCGTTTACTAGAGTCCCTAAACTAACCGGGTTAGAAACCTGCGTAAAGGTTAAGCGGTTCGCTAGTAGGTTACTTAGCCTCGTTTGGTTGTAGGTTATTTCTACCTTCTTTAAAGCCGGTAAGAAGTTATAAGCACCTCCGTTAAGCCTTGCCCCTTGGTAGCTTGTTTGTGCTATAGTAGCATCGTCTATACGATCTTCTACCGTAAGCTCGTCGCCTTGGGTATCGTAATTAAAGTAACGGTATTCTACGTCCTCACGCTCTTTATACTGCTCTAATACATAAGCGCCCCTACGTTGGTAGATACGAGCGCCAAAGATCGTACAAAGCTCTTTAAGGACGTCTAAGGCATTCGGCTGTGTAAAGCTTCCGTCGTCGTTAGTCTCACGGTACACTAAAGTATTAAAGCGTACCAGCGTAGAGCTGTCTACGTCTACGTCGTAGGTTTGGTTAATGTCCCAATAATTAAAGCAGGTGCTTAAGTAAAAGTTAGTACCTGCGTATAAATGGTCTACGCCGATAAGGTCTACGCTCTCTTTAAATACTTCGAAGAGCGTTTTATTTCCTGCGGTATTATAGTCGTAATTGGAAAGTAAGCCTATACCGTCTACAGCTTTGATCTCGTAGAGATACGGGTAGTAATCGTCTTCTAGCGTTACTAAGTCCTGCGTAATCTTACCTACCCAGTAAATATCGCTACTTACTGAAGGTATGTAAAACTTAGCGCCACCTAGCGCCGTTATGTCGTCCGTTAGGCAGCTCGTTCTTTCTACAGTACCCCCGTCAGCTTGTACCCTTGTATTAAAGTTGCTTACGGTAGTGTCGGTAATATCAATTACGCGGCTGTCCTCACTTGAGTAGATCCGAATATAAAAGCGGTCTTCTTGGTAGTCTTTAAGCTTGCTTATTAGGTCGAACTCTTGGTTTACGTTTTCTACGTACATACCTATAGTACAGCTCGAACCAATAATAGGGCTTACTATGTCGTCCGTTTCTCCGCTATAGTCTAAGGTAAAACCTCGGCTATCGGTTTTAAATTCGGAAGGAGTACCGCTAAAATCCGTATCGTGAATCTCGATAGTAAAATCGCTCCCGTAATCACTCTTAAAAACGCTGTAAAGTAGTACACCCATCTATTAAAATCCTCTATATCTGCTTCGTGTTCTTTGTGCTTTCTCGGTGCTTATGAGGATGTCCTGGCCGCTTAGCTTACCTACTACCGTTACAGTACCGCCACCTACTCCGCCTAGCATATTCTGCAGCTTAGATAGTGGGGCTATAACTTCCGGATCCATACGAGCGTTAGGGTTATCCCCTACTACTGCTAAAGTCTCACCAAATGCTAACCCCCCTTTCGCAAGCTTTATACCGCTCATTCCAGCGAAGACGCCTTTAAAGCCAGTAGCAAAATCGGAAGCGGTCTTTATACTAAAGCCTCCTATCCCTGCCATAGCTAATAAAGCTACTAGCGCGGCCGCTGCTACGGCTGCCGCTATAAGCTTTATTACTAACTGCTTTAAGTCGGCAATAACGCTGCTGGTCATTTCTTTAAAACTCTGCTCGGTATCTCCTAGAGCTGCGTTTATTTGGTGCGTAAAGACGGTTTGAAACGCGTTACCTAATTCGTTAACCATTAGGCCGACTACGTCTACATTATTCTTTAAGCTATTGAAGGCCTCTTTAAGCTTGTTTATTTTAGGCTCTGCTTTTTCTGCTGCTTCGCCGGCATCCTCTATAACTGCCGCTGGAGTAGTAGAAGCACCAGCTCCGCTAGTACCCGCTCCACCCTTAAAGCTGAACATATCGGTAAGGCCGCCCCAAGCTTTTTTAATAGGCTCTACCATATTATCGATGCCCTGCTGTAGTCCGTCCTCCGTTACTAGCTCTATCTTGTCTTTAGGGCTAAATGAATTTTCTAAAGCCTCTCCGTAGTTATCACTAATACCGCTTATAATGTCGGTAACAGTATCTACTGCGGCGTCTTTAATATTATTTAAGCCCTCTTTAATCTTTTCTAGATCAAAAGTAAAAGCCCCTAAAAATAGCTGGCCTATACCTTTAAGGTTTTGGCCGAATCCATCAAATAAAGCTTTTCCTACTGTCCATAGGTTTTTAAAGCTTGCTATAACCAATTGAATAGCTACCCTAAAAATAGTGCTCTCGTTATAGAGGTCTATAAAGTAGTTTATTACTCCTACTAAAATGGGCCTTACTTGATCCCAAAATTTATACATAGCAAAACCAGCGCCAGCTATACCTACTATAATTAACCCTACCGGGCTAAGTAGTGCGCCTATCGCTGTAGCTATAAAACCTATACCGCTCATAATAGGGCCGCTTGCCGCTACTATTGCCGTAAGGGTTAGTATAGCTGTTTTAGTTTCGGTGCTAAGATCTCTAAAGCTGTTTATAGCCGTAGTTACAAAAGTGGCTATTTTAGTAACCAAAGGAAGTAAAGCGTTTCCTAGCTCTATACCTGCGTTACGTAAACTGTTTAAGGTTTGCTGAAATTTAAAGCCCGACGTTTGGCTTACATTCTCGAAGCCCTCATCTACTATACCCGTACTATTACTAATATTATCTAGTACAGCGGCGTAGGTCTCGCCCTGCGCTCCAGCTGTACCGAGTACAGCAGATAGCGCGCGGACGTTCCCGAAGACGCTAGTAAGTGCCTCGTCGTTACCCTCGAAGCTTTGCATTAAATTAGCTAGGGTAGCTTGTAATCCTTCCTCGCTTACTTGGTTACGGAGGTCTTCCGCAGTCATTCCTAGAGTAGCTAAAGCGTTTTTAGCGTCAGCTGTAGGCTTTAAGAAGCTAGCCATAATACCCCGTAGACCTACTACGGCTTCCTCTGCCGGTACACCTAAACGGGTAAAGGTTGCGATATTAGCGCCTACCTCTTCAAAGCTTACGCCAAGCTGGGAAGCTATACCTACTACCCTACCAAGGGTAGGGGCTAAAGCTTCCGCCTCTAGGTTACCTTCTCTTACGATAGCGGTTAAAGTGTCGGTCGCTTGCGCTGCCGTCATTCCGCTAGAGCTGTAAGCTTGCATAACCCCGGTAAGGGCTTGCGCTATTTGTTGCGTATCTCCTAAGCCAATAGCTGAGGCTTTAGCGGCTCTTTCTAATACCTCGGTAGCTTCAGCGCCGCGAAGACCTGCGGAGGCTACCGTAAAGAGTGCCTCGCTTAGCTCCTGCTGGCTCTTACCAGTTTCCGCGCTTACTCCTTTTACCGAGGCTTTAAAATCGTCTAGAGCCTTGCCCGTAATACCTACGAGGTTCTCTATTTTGCTAAAGCTACCTTCTAGGTCTGTAGCCATCTTAACACCAGCTGCGCCCGCAGCAGCGAAAGGTAGAGTAACACTACTAGTAATATTACTACCTATGCGCTTCGCTTGGCTCCCGAACTTACGGAGGCTACGCTGTGCGATCTTGAGGCCTCGCTGGAGGCCGCTAAGGTTTGCACCTATGCTAATGTTAGTACTCGCTATTGTCCTTTTTGCCATTTGCCTAGTATTGCTTTAGCTTCTTGTTTTGTTAGCTTTGCGGCTTTGTGTTTGTTTTCCCAAGGGAAGCGGACTAAGTCCGTAGCTTTTACCTTTTTGTTTTTTGGTAGCTGTAGGTTTACTAGTACCGTAGTACTCCACCTCTCACGCTCCCAGCTTTGCTGCTGGCCTACTTCGTATAAATTAAAGAAGCCCTTAAGGGCGTTCTCTAACTCTCTAGGCGTCGCTTCGTAGAAGGTCGCCGGCGTCCAGCTAAGCTGACCTAAAGCTAGCTCCTGGTAGTAGTCAAAAGTTAAAGGGGCTGCCGGGCCTTCACCCGGCGCCCCGTTTACTTTTTTTCCTCTTCCGAGGAATTAAAGCTAGAGCTAAACACGTTTAGTACCTGCTCCATAGCTTCTGGCTTTTCGTCTAGCCAGTCCGCTATATCTTCGATAGTATGTTTATAAGGTTGCTTTTCTACTCTAGCGCCGTGCTTCAATCCACACCACACTAAAAAGAGCGCATCCTTAAGTTTCATATTCTCGCCTAGCTTATCTAAGTCGGCCATAGTATAGCCGTTCTCTTCGGTAAATTCCATAAGGGCAGCGAAACCGAATTTAACCGGCCTGCTTACTCCTCCTATTTCTACGTGTTTAACCATTTGCTTTAAGTGTTTGTGTTATTCTATTATACTGTAGTATAAGTAATTGCGCCCGTAAGCTCGAATGTAGCCGAGTACGTTACATTATCCTCCATACCGCTAGAAAGCTCTAAAGAAGTTACGTAAGCAGAAGCTGACCAGTAATGATCTCCGCTTACCTCGGTAGAAAATTTAACTGTAAGCTGAGTGCGTCCGCTCCAAGCTGTCATAAGATCATCTACGCCGTAAGCTGCATCTTCAGCGTATAAAGCAGATACTGAAATAGTACCCGATTTTGTAGCCTCCAATAGCGAGCGCGTGCCGCTTGAGTCTTTAGTAGTTGCGTCTCTCGTGTCCATAGAGAGAGAAATAGAGCCCTCGGTAGCGTGAGCTATTAGAGTGCTTCCTACGTATACCCCTAAGAGGGTTCCGTTCATAATTCCGGTAGTTGCCATTTTTAATCTAGATTATTTATTTGTTCTTCAATTATTACGGGAGCCTCGGCCCCAAATTCTACAGCCTTACCAGCTTCTATAAGCTCTAGGCCGTATTCGTTTACTACTCCAAAGTTAGTACCTTTCTTTAGCTTCTTGCCACTTGGAAGGGTTACGTTTTTCGTTAGTGTTATTTTCATCGCTTAACTCTTATTATATACTCTGCACTCGTTAAGTAGGTCTCCGTTCCTGGGTCGTTATTTACGTCTAAGTCTATAAACTGTATAGAGTCAATAACTACACCTGCTACGGTTCCGCTGTAACGATCTAGAGCGGTTCGTATTTTTTCGGTTAAATCGCTAGCCTCTGCGTAAGCTTCGCTAGCTACTATAATATCGTAGCGTACCTCGTCTAAAGTACTTACCCCGCTCTTCGTGTCGCTAGGGTCTACGTTTTGTAATACATATACAACAAAAGGAAAGGCGGCCTCTTGGGCTGCTATCTGCGGGTAAACGCGAGTACCTACGATAGCGTTTACGTCGCTGTCGCTGGTTAGGATTGAGTAAATAGCTTTTCCTTCGTTCATTATCTGCTGAGCTCGTATAAGCTCTTGTTTATAATGTTTTGTACTTCTTTATATAAAAGCTGCTGCGTTACCGCTTTCGCTTTTTGGTGTCCTTTTAGCGCGTAGTCCACGTTACGCGTATCTTTTATAGGTGCCTTAGCACGTCCTCTTTTTAGTCCGTAGTTTACTATAGCTGCGTAATACCCGTCGAAGGTCTTACCTGCTTTACTTCCAAAGCGCGCACCTACGTAACCTACGAGCGCTCCCTTCATTCTTGAAGGTACAAAACCTATAGACCTGCGAAGGTTACCCGGTTTATAGTTTACTTCTTTTACTTTCTTCTTTGTTGTTATTTGGCCAGTATCGTTATAACCCTTACGCACCTTTTTACCTTCGTCGTTTCGGTTACTATCCTTAATACTAGCCTTAACACTTTTTACTAAAGGCCTAGCAGCTCTTTTTATACCCGCCTTAAACTGTCTAGCTTTCTTACGGTCTATCTCTTTAAGCTTCTCTAGTTTCTTTAGCGCTTTCTCTAGGCCGTCTACTTCAAAGTAAATACCCTCTTTACCAGCGTTTAAAAAACCTCCGCTTTTAGTACCCGTTACTGCCATTAGTCCCTTAGTACAGTATCTATAATAAGGTAGCGCTCTCTACCCTCTAAGCTTACGCCTTCAATTTCGTAAGTCTTACCGCCCCAACTTATCTTTACTGTGGCGTCTACGTCGCTGCGGTAGCGTACCGTAAAGCGTACCTTATTTAAGCTTGTTAGCTTCTCGGTATCTTCCCCCTCTTTAGGTGTTCCCTTGTACTCGACCTTGGCCCATACCTGCGCTAAGGTGCTGTACGTTCGTACGGCCTGGCCGAAGCCGTCCGTACTTACGCTAGCACTTTGTAAAGTAATCCTTCTATCTAGTTGGCCTGGATCAATCAAAGCGGAAGACTCTATAAGGGTTTAGTAAATATTCGGAAGCTGTAGGTAGGCGGTGTACGCTGTCTACTCTCTTCTCGTACATTTCGCCAATCATTAAAAGCATAGCCATTTTTATGTTAGCCGGTACGTCCGAGGCTTGAGTATAACCACAAGTATAACGAACTATAACAGCGTTTACCGTGTCCTTAGTACCGTACCAGCCGTACTCCGGGAAGATGCGGCTAGGCTCACTTACTAAGTCCGTACGGTAGTCGCTAGCGTTTACGGTAATTTCGTCGCCGTTGCCGTCGATGTATTTAACGCTCGCTAAGCTTTGTACTGGCCCTCTGCTTAAATAAATTATATTACGATCTCCGCGGAAAGGATCTACGCCCGTTTTATACACGGGGAAAAAATCGTAGAACTCCTCTATAACGGTAGTTAAAAGAAACCTTCCTAAGTAACTCTCGGCCATTTGTGTAGCCGCGTCAATAAGAACCCCTAGCAGGGTGTCCTCTGCGTCGCTATCTACGCGCAAATAATCCTTAACCTCTTGTACGGTTAAAGCTTTTAAAGTTGCTGGGGTAATTATCGTGTAGCTCATTACTTAGCTCTAGTATTTCTTTTAGTGCTTTTCTTACTTACTGCTCTTTCGGCTTTTACTGCCGGCTTCTCCTCTACTACTTCGCAGAAGCCCGCGTTTAAAAACTCAGCAGCAGCTGCAGAGGGCAGCTCTACTACTTGCCCGGAGGTGTAGTAGAAGTCTGCCCCTGCTATAGCTTGGTTAAATATAACCTTCATTAGCTGCCTAAGCTTACGCTTGTACTAAGTGCTTAATAGCTGAACCTTGCAATACGTTACCGTCGACTCTGCGATAAGCGATGTAGCCCGTTGACAATGCATCAGCGAAACGCTCAGAAAGTCTTAGTAACTGTACGCCGCCAGCTTCGTGAACGTAGTACTGCTTAAGATCTCCAAAGATAATAGACTTCTTACCAGTAGCGATACCGTCCATATCTTCGTTAATGTATACCGGCTTACCGAAAAGCATATCCGGCTCGCCTACGCTCATTCCCGGTACGTAAGCTGGGAAGTCGTTAGAAGATCCGAAACCTAATACGCGTACAGCTTTAGCTGTTGCGCTGTTCATCATAAACCCAGCACCAGGAGCGTTACGGTAAGAAGCATCTACTGAGTAGAATAAGTCCATTACTTCGCTAACTGTTACAGCTGTAGCAGAAGCAGCAGTTTTACCTGCAGTAGATCCAGCTACGATACCTTGAGGCTGTGAAGAACCCGTACCAGTAGTTAGGTGCGCGTTAATACCACGCTTCAAACGGTTAGCTAATTGGCCACCTACGAAGCTACCCAAATCAAAAGCGTTATCGCTGATTAACTGGTTAGATACTTTTACAATTTTAGAAGAGTAAGTAAACGGCTCGAACTTCACATTGGTAAAGGTCATATCGCTTACAGTCTCTGCCGTACCTTCTCCTAAGATAGCAGCTACTACCGCTGTGTCGTCGTTAGCTGGTAGGTTGAAGTGCTGACCGTTAGCCGTGCGGATAACTGTAGCTACTTGCTCGATGTCCGACTTGAATAACTCGGTAGCTGAAACGAAGTCGCTCCAGTTTTCCGGTACCAAGAAACCACCTAAACCGTCGTTAGTAGTTACCTGCGTATCAGTACCGCGTAGCTCTGCAAGTGCGCGAGCTTCAGCAGCGTTAATACCGTTCATACCCTTACGTAAGTAAGCGTTAAACGCGTCGCGAGCTTCTACTTTAGCAGCAGGTGCGTTATCGCGTACCTCTTCAGCTTTAGCAGCCATTTCTTTCTTCAATTCTTCCGCACGCTCGATACGAGCAGCAGCAGAGCGGAGCTCGTCTACTTCGTTAGAGATTGCGTCGAATTTTTCGTTTTCCTCGTTTGAAAGGTTACGGCCTTCTGCTTTTGCAGCCGCTACCATTCCCTGCATTTGCTCTACTAGAGCGCCGCGCTTTTCGCGCATTTGTTTAGCATTCATCTTTAGCTAGTTTAATTAAAGCGTTGTGTAAATTAAAATTTAATTCCTCGGTAGGTGTCTCTCTTGCTTCCTCCGCTTCGCCTTCGCCCTTGGGCTCGGCGCTGCGTAGTCCGCTAGAGGCTGACGCATACGCCGGAAAAACCACCGGCGATACATCAAATAGAGATCCTACCCTCTCTATATATCTTACGTGCTGGCCTTCTTCCATTCGCCAGCTGTCCTTTTCTACTGTAAAGCCAAAGCTCGACTGGCTTAAGTCGCCACGTCTAAAGAGCTCTAGCATATCGTTTCCGTAGCTTGTGTTAGGCATCTCAAAGCGGTAATAAAGGCCTTTATCGTCCTCTTTAAGCTCTAGGGTTCCCGAAGTAGTACGCGCTAGTAAGTAGTTGCTATCGTGGTTATATAACGCTCTTACGTCGTTATCTAGCACGTTACTAAAAGCTCCCGGTAATATGATCTCACGAAAGCCGCCTAAGTCCTCGCTCATTGAATTAAAGACGCTAGCGTAACCTTCTACCGTGCGGCCTTCTACAGCTGCTTTAAGCTCGCCGTCGTAAGCTCTCTGCTCTACTACTTCGTTAAGACTGCGTACCTCTGCACCGTCTACCTTAGTTAAGGTGCTGAATAGGTGCGCTACTCTTAGAGGCGGCTTACGCTCTACAAAAGCGCTCTCTTCGCTATCGTATTCGTAAATAGAAATAAGCGCCGCTGGATCTTCGGCCGTGCCGTTTACCTTAAAGCCGCTATCGCTTTCTATTTGCCCGTTAGTCTCTATTTCTCTTACTACGCCTTGGCTTCTACCGCCGGAGCTGTTCCAGCTTACGAAGTCGCCTACTTTAAGCTCGCCCGCTTCCGCGCGCTCGTCTTCTTTGTAGCTTGCAGCTTCCATAGGTTCACCTTTGCCGAAAGTTATTACTATCTCGGTCTCGGTTTCTTCTATGTTTTTTATATGTCTCTTTAGCTCTTTCTCTTCCATTTCTTCGTAGGTCTTTTTAGCCCAGGTAAGCATTTCATCACCGCCCCAAGCTGCGTACATTATACTTCCGCAGATCTGCTTACCGTCCTCATCTTTAAAGCTGCCTTGGTCGTAGGTCTTAGCTCTACTTAGGAAGCTGTAAACACGCGGTAAGCGCTGCTCGGTTATAGCTTCTTTATTGGCTATAATACGGGCTGACTCCCAGCCTACCGGAGTACCGCAGTCGGTGCCTTCTTCCTCGCGGATCTTTAGCGCTCTCTTAGCGTTATCGGTTGCAGCTTGTGGGTAGTCAGTCCAGGGCATTAGTCCGCATCTACGTTAGTGTCGTCTTCGCCTGCTCTCTGCATATTAAGAGGCTGTAGGTAAATGTCCCCACCTTCTACCGGGTTAAGGTTCTCTAGGTCTCTAATATCATTAACCGACAGCCAGCCCCAGTTACGCGCCACGGCGTAAGCTTCATACCTAGCCTTTTGGTCTCCTCTCATTAGCCCCTCCATAGTGAAGTAAGCGTAAAGGTTAGGCTCGTCTTCTCTAAATAGCTTACGGTTTAGCTCTACCTCCATACGGCGAACGTAAGGCGTTATACAGTCCCTAACGAACTGTATA